GATGGAGAAGAAGCTGCAGGCCGAGCACGCCGCCAGCCTCGGCAACGTCGGCCCGCTGATCGCCTTCGTCAACAGCTCGGTCGGCGAGTCCTACGAGTTCAAGAGCGACGCGCCGAAGACCGACGAGCTGGCCGCGCGCGCCGAGGACTACGCGGAGCTGAACGCGCCGCCCGGCGTGCTGCTGGTCACCGCCGGCGTCGACGTGCAGGGCGACCGGCTGGCCGTGGTGATCGCCGGCTGGGGGCGCGGCGAGGAGTCCTGGCGGCTGTACTGGGCCGAGCTGCCGGGCAACCCGGTGGACGTCAACGACCCGGTGTGGACGGCGCTGGACAAGCTGCTGGCCACGCCGATCCCCACCGCCCATGGCGGCCAGCTGGCGATCAGCGCGGCGAGCGTGGACAGCTCGGACGGCAACACCAACCACGCCGTCTACACCTACGTTCGCCAGCGGCAGCGCTTCAACATCATGGCGATCAAGGGCGCGTCCATCGACAGCCGCGACCGGGAGATATTCAGCAAGCCGGCGGCGACGGCGGACACCACGCAGGACAACACCAAGGCGGCCAAATACGGCCTGCGCCCGTTCATCGTCGGCACCCACAAGGCCAAGACGCTGATCGACCAGCGCCTGCGCCTCAAGGGCCGCGGGCCGGGGCGCATGCACTGGTACCGCGAGATCCGCGCCGACTACTACGAGCAGCTGACCAACGAGGTGCTCGCGCCGCACCCGCGTAACCCGAGCCGGATGGTCTGGCAGAAGAAGGCCGGCCGGCGCAACGAGGCCCTCGACTGCGAGGTGTACGCGCTGCACGCCGCGCGCAGCCTCAAGACCCATCTGCTCAAGGACAGCGAGTGGGACCAGCTGGAGCAGCAACTGCTGCAGCCGACCCTGTTCGCCGACACCACCCAGCCCGTCGCCCCGGTGCCGCAGCGCGCGCGGGGCCGCGGAACCCGCAGCCGCGCTACCTACTGAGGCCCGCCATGACCGAAGCCCAACAACGCCTGGCCGATGTCCGGGCGGCGATCAACGCCATCCTCGAAAAGGGCCAGTCCGTGCGCAAGGCCGACCGCGAGCTGCGCCGCGCCGATCTGGCCAGCCTGCGCATGCTCGAGGAGCAGTACGCCCGCGCCGAGGCCGCCGAGCGCCTCGCCCGCAGCGGAGCCCGCAACCGCATCAACTACGTGAAGATCTGACCATGCGCCTGTTCCGCAAGACTCCCGAAGAGCTGCTGATGCGCGAGGCCATCCGTCTGGCGCGGGCCAGCGCCGACGCGCCGCGCCCCGTCGCCCAGGGCGGCGGCGGTGGCGTGGAAACCCGTTGGCGTGGCGCCTCGCGCATGCTTCGCAGCATGGCCAGCTGGATTCCCGGCCTGGGCAGCCCGCGCCGCGACCTGAGCAGCGGCGAGCGCGCCATGCTGGTGGCCCGCTCGCGCGACGCCCTGCGCAACCACCTGATCGCCCGCGCCGCCATCCTGCGCCTGCGCACCAACGTGGTCGGCACCGGTCTGGTGTGCCGCGCGCAGGTCGACCACGAGGCGCTGGGCATCGACGAGGCGGCGGCCGAGCAGCTCAACGCCCGGCTCGACCGCCTCTGGTCGCTGTACGCCGACGACCCGCGCGAGTGCGACGCCGAGGCGATGCTCAACCACTACCAGCTGCAGGCGCTGGTGCTGGTGTCCGCGCTGGTCGGCGGCGACGTGCTGGTGGCCACCCCGGACGAGGAGCGCGAGGGCTGCCTGTTCAGCACCCGCCTGCAGCTGATCGAGACCGACCGGGTGTGCAACCCGACCGGCACGCCGGACGGAGAGCAGCTGGTCGAGGGCGTCGAATTCGACCGCCTCGGCGCGCCGGTGGCCTACCACGTGTGCAGCGGCTACCCGGACGAGAAGGGCCGGCGCACGCCGCTGAGCTGGCAGCGCCTGCTCGCCTTCGGCCCGAGCACTGGCCGGCGCCGCGTGCTGCACGTGATGGCCGACAAGGAGCGGCCGGGGCAGAAGCGCGGCGCGCCCTATCTGGCGCCGGTGCTGGAGCCGCTGCAGAAGCTGGAGCGCTACAGCAGCGCCGAGCTGATGGCCGCGGTGATCTCGGCGATGTTCACCGTGTTCATCAAGAAGAACAGCGACTTCGACACCGGCAACCTGCCGCTGTCGGCGCTCGGCGGCGACCCGGTGGAGAGCGCCGGCGCCGAGGAGGGCGGCGACGTGCAGCTCGGCGAGGGTGCGGTGGTCGACCTCGGCCGCGGCGAGGAGCCGGTGATCGCCAACCCGGCGCGGCCCAACGCGCAGTTCGACCCGTTCTTCACCGCGGTGGTCAAGGAGATCGGCGCCGCTCTGGAGCTGCCGCTGGAGGAGCTGCTGCTGCACTACAACAGCAGCTACAGCGCCGCGCGCGCCGCCATGCTGCAGGCCTGGCGCTTCTACAGCCTGCGCCGCTGGTGGCTGACCTGCGACTTCTGCCAGCCCAGCCGCGAGCTGGTGATCGACGAGGCGGTGGCGCGCGGGCTGATCGAGCTGCCCGGCTACCACGACCCGGCACGGCGCAAGGCCTACTGCCAGGCGCTGTGGATCGGCCCGGCGCGCGGCGCCATCGACGAGCTGAAGGAGGCCAACGCCGCCGGCAAGCGCATTGAGATCGGCGTCAGCAACGAAACCCTGGAAACCGCCGCCATGACCGGCGAGCCGTGGCAGCAGGTCTACCGCCAGCGCGTGCGCGAGGTCGCCCAGCGCCGCGCCGACGGTCTGGACGGCACCCCGCAACCCGCCGGACCGGCGCCCGCCGCGGCGCCGCCCAACGAGGAACCCCCCGATGCCCCGAGCCCTTGAGCTGGCCGCCTCGCGGCCCTGGCTGATGCTGCCCGAAGCCCTCGACACCCTGATGGCGGTCGCCGACCGCCAGGGCGACCCCGAGGCGCTGGAGGCGCGCCTCGGCCGGCCGCTGGACAACACCCGCGCGGTCAGCCTGCGCGACGGCGTGGCGGTAATCCCGGTCACCGGGCCGATCATGCGCTACGCCAACCTGTTCACCCGCATCAGCGGCGCCACCAGCACCCAGGAGCTGGCCACCGACCTGCAGGCCGCGCTCGACGACCCCAAGGTGCGCTCCATCCTGCTCAACGTCGACAGCCCCGGCGGCGAGGCCAACGGCATCAGCGAGCTGGCCGACATGGTGTTCGCCGCCCGCGACAAGAAGCCGATCAAGGCCTACATCGGCGGCACCGGGGCCAGCGCCGCCTACTGGATCGCCAGCGCGGCCAGCGAGGTGGTCATCAACGACACCGGCATCGCCGGCTCCATCGGCGCCGCCCTGGAGGTGCGCCTGCGCAGCGACGCGCAGGACGGCAAGCGCTACGAGATCGTCAGCCGCAACGCGCCGAACAAGCGCCCCGACCTGAGCACCGAGGCCGGCCGCGCCAAGATCGCCGAAACCATCGACGCCCTGGGTAACGTGTTCGCCGCCAAGGTCGCCGGCTACCTGGGCGTGAAGGCCGAGGACGTGCCGGCGATGGGCGACCACGGCGGCCTCAAGGTCGGCGCCGCCGCCGTCGAGGCGGGCCTCGCCCACCGGGTTGGCTCGCTCGAAGCCCTGATCACCGAAATGGCCAGCCCGGCCACCCACCCGAGGAAACCCAGCATGACCATCGTCCGCACCACGGCCGAGCTACACGCGGCCATCGCCGCCGGCGCCGACCCGCAGAGCATCCAGATCGCCGCCGCCGAGCCGGTCGACGTCGAAGCCATCAAGGCCGAAGCCGGCGCCACCGCCGCCAAGGCCGAGCGCGCGCGCATCGAGGGCATCCACGCCCTGGCCGCCAAGGGCTTCGAGAAGGAAGTCGCCGCCGCCATCGAGGACGGCCTGAGCGTCGAGGCCAGCGCCCTGATGCTGTTCAAGGCCGCCCAGGATCGCGGCATCAGCCTCGCCGGCATCAAGGCCGACGCCGCCGGTACCCAGGCAGCCAACCCGTCGGCCGGCAGCCAGCCCAGCAGCGCGGACGCCTGGAACCGCACCATGAAGAAGATCGGAGCCTAAGCCATGACCATCCGCACCCAGGGCAAGCGCCCTGCCGAGTTCCTGCTCTCCGAGGCCAACGGCCAGCGCTCGCGCGCGCTGGTCACCCTGGCCATCACCGCCACGGCGCTGCCGCCCGGCCAGCTGCTCGGCTTCGTCAGCGAGTCCGGCGAGTTCGCCCCCTATACCCCCGGTGCCAGCGACGGCAGCCAGACCGCCGCCGCGGTGCTCTACGCCGGCGCGCCGACCTCGGCCGAGGCGCAGCCGGCC